GCAACTCCCATTTGCTGTCGCGTTTATTGATATCTGACTGGCTATAATAACTTCGTAATCTGGCTTGTCAACATCGGTCATGGACGGCTGTTCCCCGGAGCAACATTATTTTCGAAATGCGCCAAAAATTAAGGGAAAGAACCCCCTGACCCTACTTTACAAGCCTTTGAGCATAGGACTTCATGGAGGTCTATCAGATGAACAATGCCTCCATTATGCACAGAGTATTCGTACGGTACTTTTTGAGTTTGCATCTCGGCTTGAGTCGGCTTTGAAGGACGATGATGAACTAAATAAGGCTGTTCTCGCCCTGTCACATGTAAAACACGACTCTTGCCCTTGACCTCCATCCCACCCTCAATCTCCTCCACCAATTCTCGGCGGAAGCCCTGCACGCCATCAACCCGCATATTCCACAGCCGAAGCGAATACGTCCGGAATCGGACGAAGAATAAAGAAAGCCCCGGCAGCCGAAAGGTTGCCGGGGCTTTGTTGCTCAAGAGAAGGGACTCTAGATTTCACATGCTCCCGCAGCTACCTGTTTGGCGGCTGCCGCAAGAAACTCGGAACGGTCCATGTGATGTTGTTCGGCTGCTCGGTCGATGATCGCAAGGTCAGCTTCCGTGAAGCTGACATTCTTTCGAATGCGCTTCACCTTCTCGGGAAGCGTCACGAGAGTGAGTGAGTGGAAGCCTTCCTCGTCGACCACTTCTGCACTGACATCCTTGAAGCTACGGGCTTTCGGAACGTCGTCTCCGTCTTCCTTGGCTGCATCAAGCCAGACGAAGAGTGCATCCTTCAGCATAGGCTCCAACAGCTCCAAAGAGTCTGCCTGCGTAATACATCCGGGCAGATCAGGGAAAATGGCGTAGTAGCCGCCATCCTCATCGGTAAATACGGCCGCAAGATAGGTTGCCATGGTGTCACTCCTTACTTATTAAAACGGCGTTTTTGTAGGGATGGACGCCGATCTGGGCCGGGGGGCCTAGCCCCCCGGTTTCAGTTTGACCCCTGTAGCACGTTCAATGCTTTTCAGGGTGCCGGTTTTCATTTCGCCTTTGGGGACGGTCACCCTTCCGGGTTTGTTCGGATGCCGCAGCACGCTGTGACTTCCTTTGCCTCGCCCTTTCATGAGCTCCCATCCGGCCTTTTCCAGTAACTGGATTACTTCCCGGCTGGTCATGGGATCAAATTACGCACTCTCCGAAAACGAGTCAACACTTGTGTATAAATAATACACACAAATATACATAGGTCACAGGATCCATTTTTCAGAAATATTAAGGCAAATTACCCAAACAAACTCGCCTGCTCCGCCGGCGCTGTCTCGCGGATCCGGCGGCGCATGTCGTCGGGGAAGTCCAGCGCGCTGGGTGAGAGGGTGTGGGAAAACTCGATGTTTATGACGAAGGTGTGCCCGCAGGTCGGGTCCGTGCATTGGCAGTAGGCCTGTTTCAGTTCTCCGCCTACCTCTTTTGAGCTGCAGATCCTCGCCTTTCTGCCGCATTTGCATTGCACTCGAAACGCCATGGTGATCACCTCGCTTGCCGATCACATTGGACTTGTTTCATTTCCCGGGTCAAACCGGACCCTGCCCCGGCCGGGCAGGACCTCGTTCACGCCCTCCGCCAGCAGGTCCTGCACCGGGCGGATTTCGTTTCGCTGGTACACCTCGTCGATCTTGGTGATGTCGCCGAAGCCGCCGTTGTTCTCCGGGATGAGGCAGGCCATCGCCGGCGGGATCCGGTGGGCCGCGATGATGTCATCCCGCGAGAGGTTCTTGATTTTCTCCAGATCGTCCTTGGTGGAGAAGTCACCCACCGGCAGGATCTGCACGTCCTTTTCCTTGCCGTTGGGGATATGGAGAAACATGGACCGGAAGTTTCCGACGCCCTTGGTGCTCTTGATTCGCTCCGTGATCTCGTCCTGCACGTCCTTGTCCAGATTACCGCCCGCATAGAAGACGTAGCCCATGTGCGCTCCGTTCTTGTAATACTTGCGCCGGAAAAGCGTGGCGTCCTCATTGAGCAGCATGGACTGCATGGCGCCGAGGTAGCCCGGCAGGCCGTAGACGCTCTGGCTCACGTCATAGTTGTGCAGGTGCAGGACCTCACCCGGCTCGAACTCGGTTATCTCGCCGGTGAGCTGCAGCATGCAGAACGTGTCCGCTTTCCTCATGCGCCGCATGTTGATGGCGGGCAGGTGCCGCAGCTGGACCACCTCGCCCAGCCAGTTCCGCACCTTCTGATAGTAGGCGTTGGCGAACACCATGAAGTCGGTGGCGCCCGCGTGCATATCCCTGCGCGAGAGCGCCGGAGAGCTCTTGAAACCGCGCATGACCTGCAGGACTTTGAACTCGATGGCCGGGCCGTGGTAGGCGTTGGCGCGCAAAAGCCGGGCCAGCCCTTTGAACGGCACCGGCGTGTCGTAATAGCGCCCGTTGTCCAGCAGCCATACGCCGAGGCTGTCATAGATCATCCCGTCCAGTACCGGCTCGGGATCGCCGAAGGTAAATATCAGTTCGTCGCTCATGGTGATCCTTCCTAGTCTGCAAAGGCGACTGTCGCCTTCGACTTGTTGGCCGCATTGAGCGGCTCGTTCATGAGAGCGTGCATGATTGCCCAGGCCACGTCTGCGTGGCCGGTGGCCTCGGTCCTGCCCGCGGAATAGGTGATCGTGCCGTTGCTGGTGGTGCCCTGCCGGATGGTCAGGAAGGCGTGGGCGATGTCGGTTTCGCTGGCGTCCCACTTCAGCCGGCCGCTCTCAATGACGTCCTTAGCCTTCAGCACCAGCTGGGCCTTGGACTGGACACTGTAGTGGATGGGCATGGCCGTCGGGAAAAAGCTCTGCACGCTCTCGAACACCCCGATGCCCGGCCCGGTCGTGTCGATGCCGATATGCACGAAGTTGAACTGCTCCGTGAGCTTCTTTATGCGGTTGGCCTGCCACGTGTAGGACTTGTCCACCCACTTGAAGCGGGCCAGCACGCGGAACTCGCCCCCTTCAACCAGCGGCGGAGCGAGGATGACGAACGAGGCGTCATCGCGGTTGCGGCTGGGATCGTACCCGCCCCAGACCGGCATATTGCCGACTGGACGGTCCAGCTCGGCGGCATAGTCCGTCCAGTCGTCCGGGTCCGCATAACAGCTCTCCAGCGCGCCGAGCCGGAACACGGCCTGCAGGTCGTCCACAAACTCGCACATGAACAGGTTCCGGAACTCGTCCGGATCGTACTCCAGCTTGAGACCCTTGATGTCGAACAGATCGCAGCCCCCCTTTTCCGCATCCTCAAGGGTAATGATCTTGCGCCAGGTCTCGTCCGGGCAGAGCACGCCCTCCTGCATCTGCGCGAAACCGGGAAACTCCTTGCGCTTCTTCTTGAAGCGTTTGTTGAAGCGATCCCCGGTCCAGAGGTCGTACGCCTCGTGCGTGACTGCCGAGGGCGTGGAGAAGAGCGTGCGCCGCCATTTCTTGTGGGCGGCCATGCCGGTGGCCACCTTGTAGAGTTCGTTAAACTTCTGGATCCAGAAGTATTCATCAATGTAGACGTGCCCGTGGTAGGACTGGGCCGACTTGGAGTTGTTGGACAGGAAGTACAGGGTGGCCTGACCGTGCTTCGTGTTCAGCACGATCTCGTCCTTGCCCTTGAGCTCGATGTCGAACTTTTCCTTGGCTATCTGGACAATGTAGGCGCGAAAGACGTCGGCCTGCCTGCGGGTTGCCGAGAGAAAAATCTGGTTGTCACCGGTGAGGACGGCGTCCTCGAAGGCCTCCTGCGCGAAGTACCACGTGGCCCCGATCTGGCGGGCCTTGAGAATGTTGCGCGTGCGGTGGTGCTTGTTGCGCCTGAGCTCGTGCTGATACTCGAAATAGTCCTTGTGAAGCTTCTCGCGGAAGTCCTCTTCGGTGAGGTGGGTGACGTCGTTCTTGACGATCTTGCCGCGTTTCTTTCTGGGCCGCTTGTTGCGGCCGCCCACCAGCGGGGCCTTCTCGCGCCCCTCGGCTTCCTCCTTCTGCCTGTTGGCGCTGATCTCCAACCTGCGGCAGCGCTCCCAGTGGTTGAACAGCCGCTCCATTTCCCTGATTTCCAGAGCGGTCTTGTCCTCGCGTTCGGCCAGCAGCGTATAGCGCCGGCTCACCGCATCCAGCAGTGACTCCTGCGCGAGCATGTCATCCCAGTTCCCGACGGTTTTCCACTGATAGACCGTGCGCCTGGGCACGCTCATGGTCTCGGCGATCTCTCGCACCTTGTAGCGTCTGAGGTAGAGAGACTTTGCGGCCGCAATAATCTCCTGTGGATACTGGCTCATGCCGTATCAATACATTGCCGCAAGACTGTATGCGCCCTCGTGGATTCCGATTTTGCAGGAATCGGAACCCGTTTCATTGCTCCCGGTTTCAGCCGTGGCGTACCGTTTGACCGTTACCAACACCATCATCAGGCAGGTCAACGTTTCGCCATGAAGAATTACATCACCGATTGGGTCAAGGTGGGCCAGAGTGGTCCCACGATGGATGGCCGTCGCATCGAGCCGTCCTGGCTTGTAGATGCCGCCGAGACCTACAGCACCGAGATTTATACCGCGGTCCTGTGGGTGGATCACTACCGCTTCCTGGGCAGCATGGGGAAAGTCGCCGCGCTCAAGACCGAGAAGGACGGCGACATCGTCAGCCTCTACGCGAAGCTGCAGCCCAACGAGGCTCTGCTGGAATACCACCGGCACGGACAGAAGCTCTTCACCTCCATGGAGCTGGCCCCCGACTTTGCCGAATCCGGCAAGTGCTACCTCGTCGGCCTCGCCGTCACCGACCAGCCCGCCAGCCTCGGCACCCATGAACTCATGTTCTCCGCACGCAAGCAGAGTCCGGACAACTTCATCGCCTGCGGCGTGGAGCTGAACTCGCCTGACGCGCTCACCCCGGACGATCAGCCGCCCAGCTGGTTCACCAGAGCCATGGAGCGGTTCGGTTTCAATATTCCCCGCAATGCTCCCGACGAGCAGGGGGCAAACTCCAACGAGGAAAGTATGGACGCAAAACAGTTCAAGCAGCTCACGGACAAGCTCGATGCTCAGGATCAGCGCTTCAAGGAGCTGGAAAACAAGGTGGACGCGCTGGTCAGGGGCCCGGTCCCGGCCCCTGCTCCGGAAGCCGAGAAGAACAAGCCGGACACCGAGTTTACCGGACAGCCCGCCGAGGATGACGGCGTGAAGGCGCTGCAGAATCAGGTGCAGGAGATGACCGAAAATCTCCAGACGCAGTTCGCCGCGCTGACCCAGCGCCTCGAACAGGCAGCCCCCGGCACCCCCGCCCCGGAAACAACCAATCCCGCAGGCGACGCGGGGCTCGTCTAGGAGGACCCAGCCCATGCCCATGAGCCCGAACACCGAAGCCAAGCTCGAACACCTTTTCTCCTTGCTGGCGCAGGGCTACGGAGTGCCCTCGGAGAAAATCGTCAAAGGCTTTTCCGTGACCCCCTCCGCCGAGCAGCGTCTGCAGGACGCCATCGTGGAGAAGTCCGAATTTCTGCAGCTGATCAACGTGGTCACCGTGTCGGAGATGATCGGCGAGAACGTTCTCGCCGGTGCCAGCGGACCGGTCTCCGGCCGCATCGACACCTCCGTGGACGGCGCGGAGCGCACCCCGCGCGACGTGCTGGGACTGGACAAGCACACCTACGGGCTGCACCAGACCAACAGCGACGTCTACATCCGCTACAACACGCTGGACGTGTGGGCCAAATTCAAGGACTTCGCCGAGCGCTACGTCCGCTACGTGCAGGAGCGCATCGCCAGCGACCGCGAGCTCGTGGGCTGGCACGGCGTCTCCGCCGCCGCAACCACGGACCTGACCGCAAACCCGCTGCTGCAGGACGTGAACAAGGGCTGGATGCAGTACATGCGCGAAAAACGCCCCGCGAACATCCTGACGCAGGGCGCCCTTGCTCCCGGCGAGATCCGCATCGGCAAGGACGGCGACTTCCTCAACCTGGACCACGCCGTGTCCGACCTGCTGCAGGGCATCCCCAAGTACCTGCGCAAGAATCTCATGGTGCTGGTGGGCGACGAGCTCGTCTCCGCGGAGCACGCCGGGCTTTACAAGGCCATCGGCGGCACGCCCTCCGAAAAGGTGCTCGCCACGCAGTCCATGTCCCTCATGGGCGGCCAGCCCTGGATGACCCCGTCCAACTTCCCCGGCCGCGGTCTGGTGGTGACGCCCCTGAACAACCTTTCCATCTACGTGCAGGAGGGCTCCTGGCGCCGCAAGGTGGAGGACGCCCCCAAGAAGGACCGCATCGAGGACTACAACTCCCGCAACGAAGGCTACGTGGTCGAGACCCCCGAGCAGCTCGTCGGGCTGGAGTTCGACAACGTCAAGCTCCCGAGCGCCGACGGAACCGCCTGGGAATAATCCCCTCCTGAGATTGGCGGGGGGCACCGGAGCCGTCCCCCGCCGCCTCGGGCAACCCATGAGGAGCAACCATGAGCCTGATGAGAAATTTCCAGAAGAATTTCAGCGCAGAAGCAGAAGCCGCAGCCACGCCTGCGACATCCGGACGCGGCGGCCGCGGCCTCGTGGCCGGCAAGCAGCTCACCGCCCTGCTGGACGCCTCGCTCTCCGAGGACCTGCGCAAGCTGAGCGATATCAAGGCGGTGTCTACAAAGATCCAGCGCAAGCGCGAGGTGCTCATCCCGCAATACGAGGGATACGTAGAACGGCTGCGCGACGAAGGGCTGCACCACGACCTGCTGCCCTACATGATGCTCTGGCAGTTTGACGCCGGAGACATCGAGAAGGCGCTGGACCTGGGCCTGCACTGCGTGCGCGAAGGCCTGCCCATGCCGGAACGCTTCCGGCGCGACGTGCCCACGACCATCGCCGACGCGGTGCTTGAATGGGCCGAGGGCGTCTACAACGAGCAGGGCACGCCCGAACCGTATTTTTCCACCGTGCTGGGCTTCATCGACGGCATGAACACGGCCGAGCCCTGGGACCTGCCCGACAAGGTCGCCGCCAAATACTACCGTCTGGCCGGCCTGCTGGAGATGCGTGCCGAGCGGTACGAAAGCGCCGTGGCCTGCTTCGAGACGGCGCAGGAACTCGGCGCCCCGGTCAAGACCGTGCTGGCTGAAGCCCGCAAGGCGACAGACGCCGGCGGTGAATAACGACGCTCCTCACAACCGCCGCTGACCCTTCGGCCCGACCCGGCGAACCGTCGGAGGTCCGGGCCGAAAGGGTCAGCCATAAGGGACCTGCATGAGCTTTACCGGCAAATCCAACGCGACATCCACCACCATCGTCTCCAACGACGGATGGTGGCCGGACATGGCCGTGGCCGATTTTCAGGAGCGCTACCGCATGCCGCGCGACTACGTGGAGCCCGTGCTGGTGGACGGCCTGCAGATCGCCATGGCCTGGGCCAACGAGCAGCTTGTCGGCTGGCGTTCCGCGCACCCGGCCGCCGCGTCGCTGGAAGCCGTGGACGCGCCGCAGCTCGGCGGGGAGCCTTTGCCCCTGCTGCACTACCGCCGCGCGGTGTTCAGCTATGCCAAGGCCTACCTGCTGCAGCAGTTCCCGACCATCAACCGCCGCGACGCTGCCGGCAACGAGGCCCGCGAGAGCGAAGAGACCGAAGGCACCTTCCTTGAGTACGCCCAACAGGCCGTGGCCGCCTTGCGTGGCGAGTCGCTGGTGACCGTGGAGCTGATATGAAAAAGCTCCGCGCCCTGACTACCGCCCTGCTGGATGCCGGCGCAGCGGACGCCACCGTTCACTCCTTCGCCGACCAGGGAACCCTGCTGCCCACCGGGCGCGACCTCGGACACGGCATCGAGGTCGGCATCTTCAAATACGACGGCGTGATCCAGATCGAGAGCTACCCCGATGACGCGTACCTCCTGCTCGCCTTCGTGACCGCGTGGCTGCAGGACAACGACCCGGAGCGCGAACGGCAGGGGCTCGCCGAACCGGACGTGGATATTTCCCCCAACGACGACCGCTCCGCCGACGTGGAGCTGGCCGTGGAGTTTGAGGAGGCGCTGCAGCTGGTGCCCGACGAGGACGGCCCGATCATCTTCGACGGCCGCCGCTGGCGTGTGGCGGACGTGCCCATCGACGTGGCCGAAGAGCTGGCCAACATGGAGGGTGACACCGATGCCTGACGCCACCATGCGGGTGGACACCGACCATGCCGGACGCATGCGCCTGTTCGAGCAGATGGAAGTCCTCTCCATGCCCGGACGCACGCGCCGCAACGTGGTCAAGCGGATGGCCAGACAGGTGCAGAAGGATGCCCGGGCCAACATCCGCAGCCAGAAGACCACCCGCGGACTGCCCATGGAGGCACGCAAGGACACCCGGGTACGGCGCAAGATGCTGCGCGGCCTCAGCCGGGAAATGACGGTTTTCATGCGCGGCAACGCTGCCGCGGAGGTCACCTGGCGAAACGGCCTGACCGCGAAAATTGCCGACCGACACCAGCGCGGCGTTCCGGAGCCGTGGAACCGGGGCAAGGCCCGCAAAGTCTACGGCGTGCCCGACTACAAGGCCAACGCCACCAGAGCGCAGGCCAAGAGCCTGAAGGCCGAGGGGTACCGGCTGCGCGTCAAGAAGAAGCGCGGCAAGGGCTGCCGTCTGGTGCGCGTGTCGCTGCGCTGGATCACCGAAAACCTTTCGCGCGGGCAGGCCGGGCTGATCCTGCGGCTGATGCGCACCAACAGCAAGCGCGGCGCACGCTCGTGGGAGATCCGCACGCCGGCGCGGCCGTTCCTCGGCCCGAGGCTCGGGGACGAAGACAAATTTCTCACCGGACTGGCCCGGCAGGCCATTTCCGAGATCCGCAACCGATAAAAGGAGAGTCCGTACATGCTGGGCAAGGCACAGGTCAACAGACTGAATTTGATGCAGGGAGAGTTGTCGGATGTCGAACGATTCTTCCTTTACGTGGGGCGCGGTGCCGGAACCAACGAGGGCGCGCTGGTCACGGTGAACACCGACACGGATCTGGACGAGGTGCTCGGCTCCGCTGACAGCGCCCTGAAAGCGCAGGTGCAGGCGGCCAAGCTGAACGCCGGCCAGAACTGGAACGCTTGCGTTTTCCCCCTCGACGGCGTGCTCACCTGGGCCGAGGCCGTGGACCATGTCATGGAACGCATGTCCGTGGAGGCCATCGCCGTGACCGACCCGGTGGAAACCGCGGCGGACATCGAGGCGATGCAGGCCAAGGCCGAGGAAATCATGGGCCAGTACATGCGCCCGGTGATTTTCATCCCAACCTGCGCCCCCATCGACCCGGCCACCGAGACCTGGAGCGACTTCCAGACCCGGACGGCCGCGCTGCTCAACAGCCTCGCCGCCGATCAGGTCAACCCGGTGGCCACCATCTGGGCGGACGATCTGGGCGCGTACTGCGGCAGGCTCTGCAACCACGGCGTGACCATCGCGGACACCCCTATGCGCGTGCAGACCGGCCCGGTGGTGGGCATCCGCTCCGAGCGCCCCGTGGACATGGACGGTCGCGAAGTGGATATGTCCATCCTCAAGGCACTGGATGCGGCCCGCTGGTCCGTGCCGCAATGGTACCCGGACTATCCCGGCGTGTACTTCGGGGACGGCAACGTGCTCGACGTGCCCGGCGGCGACTTTCAGGTGATTGAATATCTCCGCGTGGTGCACAAGGCCATGCGCAAGGTCTACCCGCTGGCCGTGGCCAAGATCGGTGACCGCAAGCTCAATTCCACCCCCGCCTCCATCAACTTCCACCAGAGCTACTTCATGCGCCCGCTGCGCGAGATGAGCAAGAGCGTGGAGATCCTCGGCATCACCTTCCCCGGCGAGATCGAACCGCCCCGAGAGGAGGACATCGTCATCAAGTGGGTCACCAAGGTGAAGGTGGAGATCTACATGGTGGTGCGGCCCTACAACTGCCCCAAGGAAATCACCTGCAACATCATGCTGGATCTGACCAACTACGCTGAATAGGAGGCGTCATGAACCGTATCAGCGGAAAAAGTTTCGACGTGAACATCGGGGACATGCTCGTCCACGTGGAGAAGTGCTCCCTGTCAATCACCGACAACAGCGGCGTGGCCAAGGACCGGGGCGTGCCCAACGGGCGGGTCCTCGGGGACGTGGAAGCCTCGGGCGAGATCGAGGTGGATGCCACCGGCCTGAAGCTCATCACCGAAGCGGCCAAGCGTGCCGGGAGCTTCCGGAGCCTCGAACCGTTCGACTGCGTGTTCTACGCCAACTCCGGCAGCGGCGAAGAGCTGAAGGTGGAAGCCTTCGGCTGCGCGCTGAAGATCGACAGCCTGCTGGATATCGATGCCAAGGGCGGGGAAAAGCACGTGACCAAGCTGCCCATGGACGTGACCAGCCCGGACTTCATCCGCGTCAACGGCGTGCCCTACCTGGCCTCGGACGAAACCGAGAACCTCACCGCATAGCCATGGACCAGTTCGACCACGCCACGGAACTGGAACGGCTCGACCGCGAGTGGGCGCTCTCCCGCGCCGGAGTCCGGCAAACGGCCCGGCCCAGCCGCGAGGATTGCGCCGAGTGCGGCAAGCCCATTCCCGAAGCTCGACGCCGGGCGGTTCCGGGCGTGCAACTGTGCGTGGCCTGCCAAACCGAAACGGAGGCAACGTGATCGACGTCATCGGCATCTCGTATCTGACCACGGCGGTCTATGCCCTGACAGCATTCGTCGGGGTGTGGGCGCTGCTGCGCCTGCTGGACCGAAGCGGTTCGCGGCCCTGGACGGAAACCATGGACATCATCCGGAGGAATCCCATTGCGACTGCGGTGTATTACGGCGCTCGTTTTTGCGGCGCTTGCCTGTTGGTCGGCATGGTCATGTCCGGCTGAGGCCGGCGGCTATCCCGACAGGTATGACGCGCGGATCCGCGCGGCGGTCCACAAGTGGTGGCCGCGCACGCCCGCGTCCGGATGGCGTTGGTGGAAGGCGCAGCTGCTGCAGGAGTCGCGGCTGGATCCGCAGGCCGTGTCCCCCGTGGGAGCGGCAGGCGTGGCCCAGTTCATGCCCGCCACGTGGCGCGAGGTCTGCTCGCAGCTCGGCTACGGACAAGTGTCCCCGCATGTTGCCCGCTACGCCATCGAGGCCGGCGCGTACTACATGGCCCGGCTGCACCGCGCATGGTCCAGCCCGCGCCCAGAACGCGACCGCTGGGACCTGACGCGGGCCAGCTACAACGCCGGGCTGGGCAACATCCTCAAGGCGCAGCGGCGCGCCGGCGGCGCTCTGCGCTACCCGGCGATCATCGCCGCGCTGCCGGACGTCACCGGCCACCATAGCCGCGAGACCATCACCTATGTGGAGCGCATCCACGAAATCCACGGGAGGCTGTCATGCTCACCTCGCTGATTGCATGGGGATCCCGCCTGTTCGGCGGCTCATCGATTTTCAAGTGGGCGGGGCTGGCTCTGGCCGGGCTGCTGCTGGCGGGGGCAGTCGGCTGGCTGTTCTGGGCCAAGGCGGACGCCGAGGCCGAGCTGGCCCGCACGCGGCTGCGGCTGCAGGTGATGCAGAGCGCCTACGACGCCAACCAGGAAGCCCTGAAGGAACTGCGGGACTCGGTGCACGCCAAGGACATCGCGCTCGCGCGGCGGGACCGGACCATTGAAACCATCAACGCCCAGCGCGAGGCCATGCGCCGCCGCTGGCAGGAGGCAATCCGCAATGACCCGGATACCCGTGATTGGTCTGGCACTCGCCTGCCTGACTCTGTGCGCGGCCTGCTCCAGTAAGCCGCAGGTCGTCACCCGGACGGAGCTCGTGCGCATGGCACCGCCGGCGCACCTGACCCGCCCCACCCCGGCACCGGACTGCAGCGGGGCGGAAACCAACGACGACCTGCTGCAGTGCCTGCTGGACTACCGGGCGGCACTGGGCAGGGCCAACGCCGACAAGTCGGCCATCAAGGACAGTGTGGAGGCCCCGTGAATGAACACTGGAGCATAGACCGCAAGATTCCCCTCGTCTTTCTGCTGGCGGTGGTGGTGCAGACCGCGACCATCGTCTGGTGGGCATCGGGAGTCGAGCAGCGGATCCGCGAGAACACCGCCGAAATCCGGGAGCTGCGGGCCAAAGCGGACGCCGCCGAGTGCCTGAAGCAGGACATGGCGGAAGTGAAGAACGACATCGGCTGGATCAAGAGCTGGCTGGAAAAATACGGACGATAATCAGGAGTAAAGACATGAGCGCGACCAGAATCGACATGGAAGTCAACGGCGTCGAGGTGACCTTCAACGTGACGCCCGATGCCTACAACGGCTTTGTCAACGAGATGCAGCCTACCAACAAGGTGGCCCCGGCCCACAACTTTCTGATGCGCACGGTGGCATCCGAGAGCCGCGATGCGCTGAAAGAGCTGCTGGAGCTGCCCGGTGCCGGGCTGGATATCGCCACCGCGGTCATCGAGGACTACAAGCCCGCGGTGAACATCTGCGTGGGAAAGCGGAAGCCGTCTGCCGGCGACTAGAGGACAACGCCCTCGGACAGATGGCCGTCCTGAGCCGGAAGTGGTTTCCCGGGCGGGAGCCGGACGCGCAGGCCATGGGCGAGGCCCTGTATCTGGAAAAGGACTACTGGGAAAAGATGAGCGTGGCCGTGGCAAACGGCATAGGCAAAGCCTTCAAGGGGTAGCATGAGCACCAAGCTGGAAAAGCTGACATTCTCCATCGACCTGCTGGACCGCGTCTCGGCACCGGTGCGCCGGATCCAGAAGACCCTCGGACGGCTCGCCGAGTCCTCCGAGCAGGCCTTCACCCAGATCGGCACCGGAGCCGCCGGCGTGGCCGGGGCGGGATACGCCATGTATCAGCTCATATCCCCCGCAGAACAAATGCGCCGGGCGCTTGGGGAAGTGGCCTCCCTTGATGTGTCTGACAAGGCTCTGAAAGGGCTTACCGACACAGCTCTTGCTTTCTCGGTCAAATACGGGCGCGCTGCAGACGGCTTTGTGCGAAGCGCCTACGATATTCAATCCTCAATCAGTGGCCTGCAGGGTGAAGAACTTTCCTTCTTCACCAACGCAGGCAACATTCTCGCCGTCGCGGGCAAGGCTGATGCCAGCACCATCACCGACTACATGGGCACCATGTACGGCGTATTCAAAGACGAGGCTGAGAAGATCGGCAAGGCGAACTGGGTTGAAAAGCTCACCGGACAGACCGCCAAAGCCATCAAGATATTCAGCACCGACGGCTCCAAAATGGCTTCGGCCTTCTCCACCCTTGGTGCCAACGCAAAGGTGATGGGTATCTCGATGGTGGAACAAATGGCGGTTCTCGGTCGTTTGCAGACCACGATGTCCGGCAGCGAGGCAGGGACCAAGTACAAGGCGTTTCTTGCCAATGTCGGACGAGCGCAGAAAAAGCTTGGTCTCTCTTTTGTCGACTCCGAAGGAAAGATGCTCGGCATCATGGAAATTCTCGACAAACTCAGAGCCAAATTCGGTGACCGAAATCTTAAGGAATCTGACTTGCTCAAAGAGGCCTTTGGCTCGGAGGAAGCTGCGGCACTCCTGAATCTACTGATGGACGACACACAAGGGCTTGCCACGGCAATGGCTGAAATTGGACAGGTCAAAGGTCTGGGCGAAGCTGAAAAGATGGCCGGCAAGATAGTCACACCTTTCCAGCGCCTTGGCCAGGGAGTCAAGGCTGTCGCCACCGCCTTTGGCATGGCGCTCAACCCGACGCTGGACCCGTTCATCAACGCACTTTCGGATGGTGCAGCTTATCTTACAAACTGGATCGCGGAGCATAAAACCCTCACCAAGTGGGTGGGCTTCGGCGTGCTGGGTATTCTGGGCATGACCGGGGCGCTCGGCGCGCTGGCCATGATTGCCGGGCTCTCCAAGGTGGCCGTCATCGGCTGGACCATGGCCACCACGCTGGGCACGTCCGCGTCCACCGCCTTCACCGCCGTGCTCGGCGCGTTCAAGGCGGTCATGATCGCCGTGAACGCCGTGCTGTTGGCCAACCCGCTGATCCTGATCATCGGCAGCATCATCGCCCTCATCGGGCTGGTGGCCGCGGCCATCTACTACTGGGAGGACCTCATGATCGCTCTGGGCAACACCGACTGGGCCGAGGCGTTGATGAGCGCCGTGGACTGGGTGCTCGAAGGTCTCAAGTCGCTGATGAATCCCGTGGGCTGGGTGGTGGAGAGAGTCGGAGCCCTTGTCGGCTTCGGCGACGACGAGACGGACGCGCCCGCTTCAAGCCCGTCGCTGGAGGCGCCGCGCCGCAACAGCGTGGCCCCGGGCAGCGTGACCAAGCACGTGGCCAACACTGTGGCCAACAGCCGCAGCGAGCAGCGCAGCATCGGCAAGGTGGTCATCAACACCGAAAAGGGCGTGAGCAAGCAGGACCTGGACGAGCTGCTCATGATGGGGGCCTAAGATGGCTGAGGGCAAATATTTCGATCTACTGGTCACGGACGACGACCTGACGCTGGACCGAGGCGGCAACCCCGAGCGCTGCTTTGACCGCGACTCCATCGCCCAGGACATCCAGCACATGATCCGGGAAACCGGGCTGCTGGTGGAGCTGGTGGGCAACCGGGACGTGCGCAAGAAGGCCGAGAACATCGTCCGGCTGACCATCGAGGTGGACAACGACGAGCGCATCGTCCCCGGCTCCTGCGAGATACGCGAGCCGGAAAGCGGCGTGTTCTTCCTGCAGGCCGAGACCGTGGAGTTCGGCCCGATCAACATGCAGATGGAGGTGGGCTAGTGAAGCTGTTTGAAGACATGCTGCGCGAGGCTGGCGTTCCGGTCTCCGAAGACGAGATGCAGGCGCGCTGGAAGCAGATCAACGAGCTGGAGGGCAGCCGGATCACCAACGACTCCAAGTGGAGCCCGTTCTGGCGGCTGATCTCCGCCATCGTCACCGAGCCGTGCCGGCAGCTGGTGAGCCTGCTGGCCACCAAGGCGCTGCCGAACACCTTTTTACAGTACGCCGCCGGCGCATGGCTGGACGTGTTTGCCTGGGGCGTAGACCTTGAACGCAAGCTGGCCGTCCCCGCCGAAGGCACCGTGACCTTCACCCGGGACGGCGCGGCAGGAGAGCTGACCATCGCCGCCGGGACCGTGGTGGAAAGCCCCACGCTGGACGGCATGGTCTACCGGCTGGCCGTGACCGTAGACACGACGATCCCGGACGGGACCGTCTCCGCCGCCGTGCCGGTGTGCGCCGAGCAGGCCGGAGCCGCGTACAACCTCGGTCCGGGCTACTATTCCATCCTGCCCGGTCCGGTGCCGGGCATCGCCTCTGCCGTCAACGGCGCGGAATGGCTGACAACGCCGGGAGCTGACGGAGAATCAGACGAAGAACTTCGCCTGCGCTGCCGCAACCAGTTCAGCGCCGTGGGCCAGTACCACCACGACGCAGCGTACCGGGCGTCCATCGCCACCTTTGCCGGGATCCGCACGGACTACATCTTTTTCGAGCACGGCGCGCCGCGCGGGCCGGGCAGCGCCAACTGCTACATCATGCTGGAGAACGGCGCGCCGCCGCAGGACTTCATCGACGCGGTGAACATCCACGTGCGCGACGAGGGCAACCACGGGCACGGCGACGACCTGGTCTGCTACCCCATGCCCGAGACGTTGCACGCCCTGACCGCCACGGTCTACCCCGTGGCCAACCTGCCCGCCGATCGCCGCGCCACCCTGCTGACCGAAGTGGAGAACATGATCCGCTGCGCGTTCCGCGAAAACAGCGACTACGAGGTGACCAGAACCTGGCCGTTTGACCGCTTCTCGCTCTCCCGACTGGACAAGGAGCTGCACGCGCGGCTTGACGACCTCAAGTCCGTGGAGTTCGACCGGCAGGCTGACATCGTTTCCGGCATGGAGCTGCCGCGCCTGTCCACCCTGACCGTGGTCGAGGGGGCGTAGATGGACGAGAAGACGCGCCCGAATCTGCCCTTCTGGTTTTCCGGCCCCGAGGTATCCAAGCTTGCCCGCGCCGCCGGGCATTGGTTCGACCTGCTCAAGGAGTGGGCCATCTGGCCCGCAAGGCAGTTGGACCCCGAATCATGCTCCGAGCCGGTGCTGAATCTCATTGCCTGGCAGCGCGACATTGACCGCTTCGACGGGGAGCCGCTGCAGCTGTACCGCAAGCGGGTCAAGTACGCCTACGTCAACGCGGTGGACTCGGGCAGCGTGGCCGGGTTCAAGCGCATCTTCATGCGGCTGGGCATCGGCTACGTGGAGATAGAGGAGCGCATGGACGGCATCGACTGGGACATCGTGGACATTCAGCTCACCGACTCCCAGCTCTCGGAAAACCACGAGCTTTTGCAGGTGCTGATTCAGCATTACGGCAGGACATGCCGCCGCTACCGCTGGAAGATCATCACTCCGCAGCACGTCACCGTGCGCGTGACCGAATTCAATAACGACCACCGGACGCACGCCGCCGCGGTGCCGCCCATCCGGGTGGCGTCGCGCGCGGTTCAGTTCTGCAACGACCATCAGACCACCGCCATACAGGAGGCCACATGAGCAGCGTTTTGACCTTTGCAGGGGAATCCCTGATCGCCAGCAAGATGGCGGCCGGGGCTGTCCTCGACATCGACCGCATCGTCCTGGCCAACGTGCCCGGGCAGGACCCGGACACGGCCGTGGATCGCGCCGAGGGACTGCCCGACGCCGCACAGATCGTGCACGAGTACGCCATCCCCGCCGAGTTTCGGGGCTTCGTGAATCCTAATCAGGTGGTGTACTCCATGCTCCTGACCTCGGACGTGGGTCCCTTCGAGTTCAACTGGCTTGGGCTGTATTCCTCCGCCGACAACGTGGTGGTGGCCATCACGCACGTGCCGGCGCTGACCAAGACCGCCACGGCAGGGGCCGAGCTGGGCAACAACATGACGCGCAACTTCCTGCTGGAGTTCTCCGGCGCGCAGGAGCTCACCGGCGTGACCGTGGAAGCGGCCACGTGGCAGGTGGACTTCACGGTGCGGCTCAAGGGCATAGACGAGCGCGAACGCCTCTCCAACCGCGACATCTACGGCCGCTCGCTTTTCTTTGGCAGCGGATTCCGGGTGGTGAACACGGACGGCAGCATCAGCCTGCAGCCCGGGACCGCCTACGTGGAAGGCGTGCGGATCCGGCTGGAGGCCCCCCTGCCACTGAATCCCGGCGTGCTTCCCAAGCCGGTGCTGCTGGACGTGGCGCTGCTGCCGCAGGGCTCGGACGTCGCGGCCGTGGCCACGCCCATCTTCACCGAGCAGGCCGACTATGCCGACGCCAACGGGGTGGCGCATTATGTGGAGAAAATCGCGGACATCGACGCGGCCGGGAACGTCACAGACCTGCGGACGGTGCTCGACGGCGGGGAGCTGCGGGAGGCCTTTTCGCTGAAGGGGCACACGCATCCCTACGCCTCGGAAGGCCATGGCCACACCACTGCGGACGTGGCCGACCTGCTGAGCGATTCACACGAATGGCAGGAAAGTCAGGCGTACGCGCTGAACGCGCTTTCGATCAGCGCAGGCGCGGTGGCATGGGACATGGGCGCGAACCCGAACGCTGTGCTCACTTTGACCGAGGACGTAACGAGTTTCACGCTGACCAACGTGGTTCCCGGCGCGACCTATGAACTCACGGTGTTGCAGGGAGCAACAGGGGGTCGCTCTCTCGCATGGCCCGCGTCAATACTTTGGGCCGGGGGAACTGCTGTTGACGTGACGCAGGATGCCAATGCCGAGGACGTAATCATGTTCACGATTCGCGACAACGGCGGCACCCCTGTGGTCCGTGGCTATGCAGGACAAAACATGAAGGCGGTGGCATAGTGGGCGTCTTTCGGCACAACCTCCCGCCTGACGCGTGCCCGCTCGGCGGCATCGCCGAGGTCATTGGTTCGACCCCGACAGCATACGACTTGACTACCGGCATTGCGCTGGACCCTATCAGGCAAGTGTATCTTGCTTTTGCGCAAGGCAGTGGACTCGCTTACGGGACGTATGACGCAGATGGACAAATC